CAGCCGCTCCGCCAACTCGTTAAGCGCCGCACCTGCCCGGCTGTCGTCTAGTCCCACATTTAGCATTGCGCCTGCCACTCTCACCTCCTACTATCTGGTTTCCCCATTGAGTGAGCAGTCCCCGCCAGGACCTCCAGGCCTACACTCAGGGTTTAATCGCGTGTGGCGGCGCGCGGTTTCATCACTTCTTATCGATCTGCGGCCTTCGGTATAGCCGTACTCCGATCCTCAGTTGTTCCAGGTAGTCAGGGTCGTTTGACTCCGGGGAGAACGTCGTTACGCCGTCCCACCCATCGTCACCCACTTCAAATACAGACAGTGCTGGTACAGGCTCGCCGTCAATTTGATAGCGCGAGATGTACCGACGCCGGACTACTGCCTTGTTCCTGGAGTAGAGCCATTCAAGCCTTACCCATACCTCATCCGGGTCTTTGATCGCATCGGCCAAGAGCAATAGTTCCCGGGCGTGTCCGCGCTTTCTGATCTTTAAAGCGCCGGTTTTGGCATTGGTGAATAGCTCCCGGCCTATCACCACTGCATCGCCCGTCACGTCCTTGAATACAACTGGCGCCGCCTCAGTTGCACCAAACTCCGCCAGGAAGCGACCTGCATACTCGGAATCAGTCAGGCCGGTGGGCAACAGGCGACTTGCTGGCATCTCTCGGGCTGCTGGTAACGCACCAGGTGCGCGGCGGTTTGGTAGGCCTGCGCCCTGCACACTACTGGCCCGCGCCCCTGGATCGGGTAGCGGATCGTGAGCACGCAGAGGCGGCACGGCGGCATTAAGGCGCGATTGACCAGGTGCAAAGTCAAACCCTGGATCAATTCCCTTTGGCACCCGAACAACACGCGGGCCATTGGGGCTGTTCACGCCAATGGTTCGATCTTCGTACTCCACGGCAGGCGCTGGGCCAACCTTAAGCCCCATGCGGTCAACGTCCCGTTGGCTCGCCATGAACTTCTTGCACTTGCAGCCCCAGCCGTTTTGGGGTGTATGGGTAGCCCACCAGGGGTCATCCAACGGCAATGTTGTGCCATCCCAGAACAGATGCTCAGCCCTTGGATGCGCACTGTCTCCGTGCCGGTAGACACCATATGGTCGACGCTTGCGTAATTCCGGGTCGGCCATCTGAGTTTCACGACCAGCGTTATAGGACTGCCGCAAGTTGGTCTCATAGATGACGCGGGAGCGCCATCCACGACCGCCGTTGTACTGCCAGCCGTGCCTGCCGACGACCTGGTCAAAGTCTTTCCTGAACTGCTCAAGGGTCAATCCCTGGCTGATTGCCTTCTCTACGGCACCGCGCATGTCGCTCAACAGATCACGCTTGGTGGCTCCCGCCACCACAAAGGCCCAGTCGTGCTCAACGTTGTAGATGTCGGTCCAGGCCCTAGTTGGGATATCTGTCTTACCCCGGAAATAGTCAATTTGTTCCTGGAACGGCAGCGAGCCATGGGAGACCGCCATTACAGCCCCCTCAGAATATCGGCTCGGCCAGCCAAGCTAGCCGCCATCAACCCATCAGCCATAGCGTCGGCCAACTGGTTCGTACTCATTTCAGGATAGGTTTCTATTAGCCGGTCCCGGAACTCTTCCAAGCTGCCGGCCGAGTCGAGCAATTCCTTGAGCCGGTCCACCATGTCATCCATATAGGGACCAGTTGCTGCCTCCAGAACGGTTACCTGGTTATCAACAATGTCTGGCACCGTGGCTGACTTCGCTGTCGCCTGCTCCCGGTTCGCAGCCCGCGACAGCGGCAAGTCTGCACCAGGTGATGGCGCACCCAGCAACTCGGCCCCCTTGGCAGGCTCGGGGATATTGAGTTTGTCACGGATTACGGACTGCTCAACCTTCAAGCCCAACGGCACAAGCTTTTCGAGCGCTTCGATCAGGATCTTGGTGTTTTCGGGCTGCGGTACATCAATAATCAAGCGCGGGTATGGTCGACCTGGTGCGAAGTTCAGATCGCACCAGGGGCGCACGAAGAAGCGATTTAGCGTATTGGATTCGGCCTTGGCATCAGCCTGGAGCAGGTCAAGGCGCACCTCATTATGAATCGTCGCTTGTGCCTGGCTGGAGCCGTCGTCCGTAGACATGGTCTGCCCAACCACCGCCTTGCTGACCTGCTTGTCCCACCATTCGGCCAGGCCTTTGAAAAAGTCCCCAGCGCCGGTCACATTCGCGGCCTGGGTGAAGTCGATACGCATACTGTCCGGGATGACCGCTGCGGCATCGCTGCCCAGGTTGGCTACTGCCGACATCAATGTGGCGATGTCTTCCTTGCTTGCACCAGGACCATAGCGGCCCACGCGCATCGGCATACCGAAGATATCCGCGAAGCCCATCCAGTCCTTCCAGGTCCAGGCCTTGCACATGTAGCCAACGGCGGCCAGGCGTGCCAATCCGCCCCGGATCGGCAGCCCAGAGCGGATGCGCGGCAGATGAACAATGAACTTGCACGGCGCCAAGGCAATTCCATTGACCGGGTCGGCCTCATCCAGCAGGCGCAGTTCGCGGCCAGTGTCGCGGTCGAACTGGAAAAAACGCTGGTCACGCGGTTCAAAACGCAGGGGGTTCCAAGTCTTGCCGCTACGGTCCCACATGATTTCCGAGACGGCGTAGCCTTTACCCATTGCGTCTGTAAGGTCTGCTTGCAGCTCGCCAAACTCAGGGGCTCCAACTATTTCCTTGAGTTGATCGGCTCGTCGCACATCCTCCGGGTCATCACTGGCGGCCTCGATTCGAATGTCCAAACCGGAGATTGCAAGTTTGCGGGTGCCTAATACCGAGGCGTAATGCAGATCCCGCTCCTCCATCTCCTCGGCAAGGGTCAGGTAGTCATGCGCCGAGCCGTCGGCAGCGGCTTGCAGAATGCTGGCCAGGCGACCAGGTGTCAGGCCATTGGCAACCGACTGGTGCCAAACCTGGCGAATACTGGTGGTGCGAGCTGCGGCCAGCTCTTCCGTGAGTTTGTCGTACTGGATCGGGCGACCGTATTGGTCGACGATTTTGGATTGGGCCATTACCAAATGCCTGTTCTGGAGCGCCACCCGGCACCAGTCTGGATCTCTCGATCATGCTGGGACGCAGGTTTAACTCGGTGATATTCGATGATCTCGACTTCCTGCCGTGACGCGTAGTCGGCCAGCACGGCGGCAATACCAGCGTCGCCGTGGCGCTTGGGTCCGGTCTTTTCGCCCTTCTCGTTGGTGCGCTTTTCAGGGATTCGGGCTACGCCCTTTACCATCCGAAAAGCACGCACGTCGCTAACCACATCCTTGTCGGCCGGGATGTCATAGAAGGTGTCGTCTTCAAGGGCGGTCTTGAAGGGTGGCATGTTGTCGCGATACCAACCCTCGGTGAGCATTACCCGCTCTATACGGTTAAAGCCGAACTCCACGGCGGTATCTTCCGCCAGTTGCGAGCCGTTACCCCTGGCGTCGTTTGCCCCCTTTAGGAAGTTGGGCAGCCGCCGCAGGATGTAGAACAGGATCTGCAACTGCTGCTTGAACGGCACGTTGCGCAGCTCCACTACAAAGGGTGTGCGCCTGCGTAGGTTCTGCTCTTTTAGTAGCGGCCAGATGACTGAGAGGTCGCCGGAGCGCCCGAAGTCCATGCCATAGAAGCTCTGGACGTCCAGGGGAATGGCAGTCAGCAGCGGGAGCAAATGCTCTTCGCACCATTCTAAGGACTCGGCCAGCCGCAGGTGCTCAGCAATGGTTTCGTACCCCTGCGGACACGCCAGGCGCAATACTGGCACATCGCGGTTACTGCGTTGCTCGACCAGGGCCATGCTGAGAAAAGCCCCACCGCCTTGAGATGGAACGCAATCAAGCTCTTCTTCGGCAGCATCACCATAGAAGTCGTACACATCCTGGACCCACGCAGCTTCTTCCTCGGGCTTGTACTCAATGCCCTTGCGCAGGCATACCCGCTTGTAGAGTCCGTCGGCGACCGCGTCACGGAACGGACAACGGAACAGCGCGCCCTTGCGCTTGCCTGCGCGAATGTCGTTGATCAGCTCATTGAACGCGTTCTCGGTGCCGTCGTGAGTGCTGATCACGTGGACTTCACCGCCCCAAATCAACAACGCCAATGCAGCTTTCAGCAGCTCGGCCAAGTCCTGGTGAAACGCCGCCTCATCAATCACAACAACACCCTGACGTCCCCGAAGGTTCGACGGGCGGCTGGTCAGCGCAACAATGCGATGACCGCTGGGGAACACGATGGTATACGTCTTAATGTGCTTGTCAGGATCGCTATCCGGCCAGATCCCTTCTTCAATCTCTTCAGCCGCGTAGTTAAAAGCCCGTGCCCACATGGCACAGGCCTGGATGTACTCGACCGTCATGTCCTGGTTATAACCCAGGTAGTAGACGGTCTGCCCCCCCGCTGGCTTCTCGGCGGCAGCCACCAGGACGTTATCCGCAGCCTCGGCCCAGGTAAGGCCGATACGACGGGACTTCTCCCCGACTTTCAAAGGGGCACGGATACCGATCCAGTCCTTTTGATAGTCGAGCAGCACCGCTGGAGCACTCAAGGTATGAGTGCTGTCCAAGACAAGGGGAAGGCTCACGATGCCATCCCCAGGATCTCGCGGCGGATCTCATCAACTGTCGCCTGATTCAAGCCACCTTTCTTGACAATTTTTTCAACGCGGGACGCTGCCGCCTCAGCCTTCTCACGGTATTCCGCCTGCCATTTCTTCTGCACGACAGACGCTTTACCCAGTTCGGCCACGGCCTTGGCAACCTTCGGCAGATCCATCTGGTCACCGCCACTCATCAGCAGCTTGAACAGATGCTCCTGGACAAGACGCATCAGCGCTTCATTGACCGCGCCCTCATCGTCAGGCGCAGCCTGAACAACGGCCTTCGCTTGCTCGGACGCCATCTTGAGCGATGCCAGCTTGACCTCAAACTCGGAGCCATAGCGATGCAGGGCGCTTTTCCCAATGGAGTAACCGCGACGATCCAGCTCCGAAGCCAAGGCCTCATAGCCGGAAAAGTTCGACTCCATCAGGGACTTATCAAGCCACTCCTTTACCTTGGCCGGAAGCGCGGCCACTTTGCTACGGGGCGGCATGGGTCACGACCAGTACTTTTCAGGGCGGGCGATACCTGGTCGGCATTCGATGGTGTACTCCGCGATGTCCACGCCGTAATGAGTCAGGCCACAAATCCAAGTACCGGAAGGCGACTTGTTCAGCGTTACCAGGGAGCGGTCGGCCAAGTAATCCAGTTCACGGCGCAACTCCAACTGAGTCGCATCGGGATAGATGCCCTGGATGGTCGCAAGCACAACAGCCTCATGAGGGTCCACCGGACGGGAGGTGTTGAGGGTCAGAAGGATGTACCAGCGCAAAGATTCGCGCCGTACCTTGGCTGGGTCAGTGATCATTCACGCGCTCCTTTGAGCCGTACATTTTCGAGACGCAAGGCCAGGGCATCGAGCTTGGCCTCAATTACTGTTTGGTTGCGCACGTAGTCCTCACGACGGACGTAATGCAGCGGCATATCACCCCGCAGGCGCTCAAGACCAAGTTCAACCTGGCGCAATCGCTCGGAGTCCTTTGCAACCGCCGCAAAGCGGTCATCCAGACGGCTTTCCATCTGAGCCAGCAGAACCTTGACCATGCCCGCGAACATCGCGAGCAAGGTCACAGCGGTGCCGACCAACTGCCATACAGGCATTTCGATAGTCGTCATTTACGGTTCATCCGCTCTTGAATGGACTTGCAGTCCACGCACAGAAGAACGCCAGGCTGCGCGACCCTCCGCGCTTCGGGAATGTCAGTCCCGCAGTCTTCACAGTGGGTAGCAGAGTCGCCAACCGACTGACGGGCTAGTGCCAATTGCGCTGCAATTGCAGCCTCTCGGGTCGCTTCCTCTACATCGGATGCGTGATCAGTTACGTCCATGGGTGTACCACTCGATAAGGCTTTTAAGCTGCACGCGGCAGGAGGCGTATCCCTCGCTGTTGCGCACGTGATTTTTAAGGATGTCCGTCTGGGTCACTCTTGAGTCGAGCTGGTCAGGGGCTCCGGCTGATCCGGAAGGATCAGCAGTCCCGCCGGGGGACTGGCGGGCGGCAGGCACAACGGCGCCGGGATTGAGGGCTTCGTTCCACACGCGGACAAAGCCAGTAGTGAACACGCCAACAGGAAGCGCTTCGGGTTCAGCTTTAAGGCTGCGGCGGTAAAGAGTCGTGACACGGGCTATCTCTCCCTGGAGTTTGTCGGTGGTGCGGCGATAGCTGGCCTTGGTCTCAGCAAGCTCAGTTTCTAGCGTCTGCCCCCTGGCCTGTTCAGCCAGGAGTTCGGCAACTGCCTTTCGCGCCGCCTCGACGGCAGCCTCAGCCCGCCCCTGTTTCTCCTGGGCGTGCTTTTTCTCGAATACCGCAACGGCTGCGGCGCCATCGGCCCGGCCACGTGCCAGACCTTCGTCATATCCGTCTTGGCGGTTGAGGTGCAGACCGAAAACCACCACAGCAATCACAGCGAGATACCAGGCAACCGGGCTGAGCGAGTTGAACAAGCTTTTCATTGGCACACCCCCTTGCCCCAGCCAGCGGCCACATACAAAGCTTCCCAGCGACGGAGAATGAGTTGCGGGTACTGGCGGTTTTCCTTGAAGGCAGCAGCCGAGCGGCCATCGTTGAATCGCTCGACTGATCCAAACCAGGTCAGCGGATCGGCGCCCTTAGCCGATGCCAACTTGCGGTCGCGGATAACCCAGCCCAGCCCGCCGTTGTAGGAGGACAGGATCAGCGCCCCTTGCTCACAGGCGTTGCGCGCCTCGATGCGGCTCGCTAGCCAACGGTCGTAGCTGACCAGTGCTTGCATGGACCAGATGGGGTTATAAGGCTCGACCTTGCCGAGAGCCTTAGGGAAAAGTTGAGCCAACCAGGTGGCGGTCGAGGGCATCACCTGGCCCAAGCCTTGCGCACCGACCGGCGATTTAGCATCAAACCGCCAGCGGCTTTCCTGGTGGATCTGTGCAGCGAAGGTTGCCACCGGAGCATCAAGGCCCCATTCCGCCTGGGCGATGCGAGTCAGGTCTCTCCGGTAGCGTTCAGCCTGGTCAGGAATATCGGCCTTAGCAGGCGCGCTGAAGGTGGCAATCACAGCCAGCCCCAGAGCAACCGCCCCCATGTATAGAAGTACACGCGAGCGCATATTCAGAGCCCCAACGTCAGGCCGAGGATGCAGGCAAGCACGACCAGGGCGCGGCGGATACCGGCCATGGGGCGGTCATACCGGCGAACTTGATTCGGTCGGGCATACGGGAACAGCGCCCGGTCAATCCAGTAACCGAGTACACCGCCGAGCGTGACTAGGCCGCACTTGTAGAGAACAACAGGGAGTTTGGTAGGGGCAACGATTGCCAGGCACGCCAGCAGTGCAATGGTGATCAGTGTCCAGTCGGTCATACGGGGCGCACGGGGGCGCCGATGGATAAAAACCATCAACGAGCTTCCTTCATTGGTTTGAGTAAGGAGCGGATATCCGCCATCGAGCGCGCAGCAATAACGGGATTGCCCCTAACTGGCGCTGGGTCTTGGTAGGTGCCAAATGCTGGCGAGGCGACGTGACTCTCCGGCCGCAGTTTTTCTTTCTGGCGCACGAACTCAGCGACACGGCGCTCATGGCTTGCAACGATCAGTTCAACGCTGACACGCCACTCCGGTGGGCATTTCTCCAAAAGCGCACGCACCTCATCATCGAAAGGCGCGTCAATGACGAGCTGGGCGTATTGCCTGGATGATCGAGGTGCGGAAGCCATGGGCGAACCCTGCCGGAGTGGATGTCCGGTCTAGATTCGCTTGGGCGGGTGTGCTGCTGTGTTTCTTAAGCGCACAAGAAAAAGCCCCGCACTGGGCGAGGCTTTGAGAAGTGGGTGAGGGTTTACAAACGTCTGAGGGCCTTCATCATTTCGATATCGCTGTCGGAGGCTCCGCCTTTGCGCCGCTCGGCTTCCCACTCGGCTTCCGATTGCTCCTTGAGAGAGTCAGCAGAAGGATTGGCAATCTGCGCGTCGCACTCGGCGCTGTCTTTCTCCCAGTTGCCCCGGGAATGATTCAGTTCGTCCTGTGTCAGCTTGCCTGTGTAGCAACCACCGTTGATATAGGTGATATCCGTCAACATTTGAAGGCACGCCGGGAACTCTGAGTAACCTGCCCGGGCATGAATCCTGTTGTTCGCGGAGCGCATTACATCGGCAAGTGCTGCTGTGTCGCGGGTCACACATGCATCTTGGTTTTTCGCCCAAAGCTCCTGGGCAAGGGACCGAGTGACCTTGGCCTGGCTCAGGTCATCCTTGAGAGCAGCACTAGAGGTTGTATCCGAGTAAGCCGTTGATGCATACAAGGCAGATGCCACTAATACCGCTCTCAAAACCATCATCTAATGGACTGTCCTGTCGTCGTAGCCAAATAAGTCAGGCTCGTTGCGACGGTGCAAGGCCCTTTGGCGGGCGATAATCTCATAAATGGTTGGTGATGCAAGCTTGTACTTACGCACCAACTCGGGTGGCTGGATGTTGCTGTCGTGCCAATCCTGGAAGATTGCGGCGTCCCGCATGGCCTTCTTGAGTGCATCACCTCGGGGGAGGTAAACCACCGCGCCCCCCATCGTGTCGCAGATCGCAAATACCACCGAGCGGGCAATTTCAGGCACAACGTCTGGCCTGTCCTGGAGCCTCCCTCTCAACTCCGCTTCCGCAATCCCCACCATTTCCTTGATCGTCCCCTCCCAGCGTCGCATAACCGTGGGATTCTCCATATGAGCCAGCACCTTAAGCGGGTCGAGCTTGTCGGAGTCATCCTCAAACAACTGATCATTGCTCATTGTGTCGGCCTCCCGTGGCGCTTGGCGTCGTAAGCCAGCGCGGTGACAAGGCCTCCCAGTTGCTTAGCGTCCAGCCAGTCCACGCGCTCAACCTTGAACATCCGCAGGGCCATGCTATCGGCGTATTCCCAGGGTCGATCAGCCTCAGCCAAGAACGCCTGAATCTTCCCAACGAGCTTTTTCCGGTCTGGCGCCACATTTGGCACCGCACGCCCCTTGGTTTTGGGCTTCGCCTTCGGCTCCCAGCCCAGTCGTTCAAACTCAGCCAACACCGCAGCCGCCCGCATTGGAGTGATGTCCTTAGCAGACGTGACGCCCGCTACCCGCTTGAGCAACGCCCGGTAGGTTTCGTCATCAAGGCCCAGGTCTTTCTTGGCGATGTGGATCTTTGATAGCTGTAAATTACGTCGATTCATCTTCTCCTTTCTCCTTCACTTCCTCGGCAGCTCATCAGTACCCGGTCGCCACACCGGATAGACCGCCCCGGTTTCCCGGAGCGGTTTCGCTTAGTGGATGGTTGGTTTCATGGTGATTTTTTCGATCATTGCCTGGCAGATTTCGCAGTTGCAGCCGCCGTGCAGGCCGCTCCCCTCAAAGGGAATACGGGCAATGAGTCGACCACCACGGACCATCGCGCTGGCGATCAGGGCGGCTTTGCTGCCTTCGACTTGGTTTGGGCTGTCTACGGAGATGGAAACGCCATCGGTGCCGTCTTCGATAGTGATGTGGATCTTGGTCATTTAGATTGTTCTCGCAATAGGTATAGGGCGGCTGGATGTGCTGGAGGCAAAGCCTCAGATCAATGCAAAGTCGTTGGCGTAGGTTCCGCAACGAAGATGCTCGCGATATCCAAAGGGATAGGTGCGTATTGATCCGAGTCTCCAATCCGCTCGTACACGCGCAGATAGCTTTTGGAGCCAACCACCTGGACCGCTTCACCGATGGCCTGCATCGCTCGTTGCCATCGTCCATCCTGAATTTCCAACCTGCGAAGACCAAGCACGCGCCCGGTACTGATTTCGCCCGCCTTGTCAGTGCGGAATGCTTCGTTGACCAGGACGCGTACTTCACTGCGTGCGTCTTGTGTCCACTCTGCCGCGCACTCATCAATCAAAGCCCGGGCCGCCTGGAGGCGTTCGTCGAACTTGATTGAGTCCTGAACGGCATGAATGATTTTGAAGCGCCCGTCGAACGTCAGCAGCGTGACATTCCCCTTCTTGCCCCCGATAGCGGCGCCGTACTGCTCGGCTGACATCTCCACGAACGCCTTGATGTCACCGAATGCGGCCGCTTTGAATTCGCCCAACAGTGCAGAAACGCTCTTGGCTTTTTTAACCAACTCAGTGACCAACTCGTCGCGAGCCAGATCAATGGGTTTGATCAGATCGACCGGGACCAAATGGCCCTTGGCGTCTTTGCGATATCCTTCTTGAATGATCATTTTCTTTACTGCTCCATATTCGTGTCTGATTTGGTGTTGCGGTGCTTAAGGGCGTCGATGATCTCGTTGATCCGCATACGGCCATTCGCACGTTGTTGGTCTGTAATGACCGGTTTAGGGGCGGCCTGGAGGCTTGGCCTAACCGGTATTTCTCTAATCAATGTTGCCGGTACGGGCCACCGCTCACAGGTTGCAAACAAGGCCTCAAACCCTGACCTAATCCGCACCGCGTCTGTCTTCTCGTCCCATCGCTGGGCCTTCCTCAATGCAACTATCCAAACGTCCAAGGTGTGAGTAACGGCATCGGCAGCGGGCGCACCATCCAGGCGTAAGGCAACTAGGCCCATCAGACCCGCGATGACCTCACGCTGTAGCCAGTCATCAGCCATTCAACCGCTCCTGCAAAGCTTGCAACGCGTAGGTGGTCTGGCTGGGACGGGCCATGGCGGCGGGCTTGGCCGCAGCCACCACAGGCAAAAGCGTGCTTTGTGTGCTTTCGCCTTGCCACTGGCTCATCACCTGGTACAGCCAGCCGTGCCCTTTGAGTGGCGTAGCCAGGCGCCCCGAGTCACGAGCGCCAAGCGTTTGCTCAATAGCCCAAACCCAACAAGCGGGTGGAGCGCTGAATGCAACACCGTTGCGCTCAATTTGCTGGGCCTGAATATCCGGCAGCACTTCGGCAAGGAGCTTGCCGACCCGATCCATCGTCAATTCTCGCGTCTCCGGCCGGAACAGGCCCACATAGCGAATCAAGGCGTTACCCAATGGACCGGAAAGTTTGAAGGCAACCCCCAGTGCATCGCGGGCACCGTCATGCGCAATCAAGGCATCAAGGCTGACAGTCGTTCCGCAGTTAGGGCATCGAGTGCGCATCAATGCACCTCCCGCTGTTGCTCGATCTTTTCAAGCTCTTCCGCACGAATGCGGGCGAACTTGTAAGTTTCAGAAAACCCGACGCACTTCTCCCCCTGGTAGAGCCGGATAAGGCTCCGCCCAGAGATGTAGATCTGAACGACGGGAACTTGCTGTTGAACAATCTCAGTGGACAGTTGCATTTCCGGCACCTGCACAGTTGGGGTTGTAGGGGCAGTGTTGGCAGGCTCGCCAGTGCTGCATTGCATGAGGCTTATGAGTGGGGGCGGGTTTATCGCGGTGGCTTTGGCACTGCTCAATAGTGATGACTTCACCAACCGCAACGCAGTCAATACGACCCAGTGAATCAAGAACACGACGCTCCACACCTGCGGTGCTTGGGCTGCTGTACTTGTTCACAAGGATCAGACTTACAGCGGTGCGACTGATGCCTACACGCTCTGCCGCCCGAGTGCGGTTACTTACGCCAACTTCTGCCGCAAGTAACTTCACGAACAACGGAGGTTCACTACCCCATGCGGAAAGATCGATCTGATTCATTCTGCAAGCTCCAGTTGGGCACGTTGCAGCAGGCTCCGACCTGGGCCGTTCGGCGTGGTTTCAACAAACTCTTTTACCAACTTACGAAGGCGTAGGTTTTCCTGTTGCACATCGTTGGCAGGCTCAGAAGCACCCGACACGCCACCGGTTGTTTCCTTGGCGTAGACCACTTTGTCCGTATTCGCATCGAACACCTGAACAGATTCAGTGCGCTGGACAACCGGGTGGCGCGGACCGGTATCCATACCGCGAACAAACTCAAATGTTTGATCCCGCTTTGAATCATGGTCACTTGCAATCAAGTACCCGGCCTTTACCAACAAGGTGAAATAGTTAATCGCGTATGCCTGAGTAACGCGTACACCGTTAACACTCGCCATCTCAGCAGCTTCCGCAGCCGTCATCTTTTTCAGGATACGCATGGCTCGCCAAAGGTTTTCCAGGCCAAGCCCATGGATGGAGCGCTGCCCATTCGAACGCAGGCGCGGGTGATCTGCGCCCTCGTCGCGAACAAGTCGCCATCGTTGGTCCTTCGCGTCTACGGTGGAATCGACCAGTTCAACAAGCTCTGCATTCTTCATGGCTTGGATATAGGCCCGCACTTGTGTCAACGGTTGACCGGATGCAGTTGCGATCATGCGGAGCGTGAAGTTGTCCTGGTGCTCACGGACGGCCTCCCACATATGCTGCTTAGGAACCTTGCCGCCTGCTGTGCGCAATTGAGTAACCTTGGCCATCAACGAACCCTCCGCGCAGGGGCTTCACCAGTAAACCAACCACGTGTGCCCCAAGCTTGAAGATCGACACGGTCCAACATCATGGCCGCTGCTTCGGATTGCACTTTGTAGAGGTTCACCGCCGCACGGCGCAGGCAACCCCGAGTTGCTTGGTTCAAATCGACCAGCAGGTCATCAGCAAACACAACTTTGGGATAGCTGGCCTTAGCCAGGGCCTTGAGGTCATCCAGAGTTGCTGATTGAGCCGGAACCCACTCAAGCACACGGTTATGCAGACGTTCCAACTTAGCGAGCGATGCGGGCACACGTTCTTCACCGATCAAGACGATGGTGCCTTGGCTGGCGTTATAGATATCGGTCAAGGCGTTGGCGACAGCCTTGTCCAGCAAGTATTGGACGTCATCCACAATCAGCGGGCGCATGGACGTAGAGAGTTGGACAGCGATCTGATCAACCATCTCCGACATGGTCTTGGCTGGAAAAATGGACATCTCACGCAGGATTGCCAGAAGGAACGCTTTCTTGCTCCAGGCATCCCGACATTCGACGTAGTAGGCACGGTGTTTATTGGCAGAGAAGGCAGCCGCCGCACTTTTGCCGAACCCGCTTGGCCCGTACATCGCTACCAGGCCAGGCAATCCTACTGGGCGCGCTTGCGCTCGGCTGATAGCACCTGCAAGAAGGCCTACATTGGTTAATGGAACGATCTTGGTTACACTCATTGTGTTGTTACTCCTTTAAAACGGGCTGGCAGGCTCGTTTACTGCTGTAGAACGCGGGTCTCACCCCGCGCGTTGAAAAACTTCTTTCATCGCTTTGAAGTCCGGGTGGGAGGGATACAACTCCCACCACCTGGTTTCTTCTACACTCAACACTTCCCCCGAACTCACGCGCTCATCGAGCTTTATCCAAAGCCGGTAACGGGCAACGTCGTCGCTAGGTATGTCGAATACGGGCTTTTCTGCTTCCAGGTTTTGGGCAAACTCCTGGGCAAGGTTCATTTGTTCATCACTGAGGGTTGCGGACGGACCAAACGCCTGGGTGATCATCTCCACCCGATGCCCGGTGAGCGTTTCCAGCTTGTCCATCGAGCGCTTGACCTGGCCCTGTTCACGCTTGGCCCGGCTCTTCTCCAGCAGGCTCATCGGCATGTAGTCCGAGGCGTTACCATCCAGGAGCGCTTCCCCGACCATTTCGCCGTCTAACGTGTATGCCCAGACACGTGCAGCATCTCTAACGTCGTAGGCCAACCGTATTTCTTGTCCGTGCAAGGACCGCAGGTCATCCATGAAATAGGTGTTGTTCATCCACTGAACTTCCCCGCGGTGGGTTTTGCGGATGACTTGTGGCCGCATCAGCGATTCGACTAGCTCAGGCGTAGCCACCACAGGCTCCCAGCCTTCCTCCAGGGCAGACTGCCAAGCCTCATCGGGGCTTGGATGTCGTTGAAGACCGGTGAGCGGGTCTCTGATCTTTTGGAGACCACGGTGCGGAGTCTTGTTGTACGTCTCGATTTCATCCTCTACCCCGGCCATGAACTCCCCGAAGGTCGGCATTAGCCGGGTGGTGCCCAGCTCCTTGAGCTGCTTGCGACCAAGCCGGTGAACCTTGGTCCCTGCGTGCTTATCCATGTCGGCACCGATATAGCTGGTCAGCTTCTTAGCGGCCCGAACCCAAACGGTCTTGTGCCCACGCTCGGAAAGGCCGCGTGCCTGGCTGTTGTACGGAATCGAGTGCTGCATGGTCCCGCCGAGGCGATCCACCACCTCCCGCACCATGTCGTTATCAAAGCCAGAACCGTTGTCGACGTAGAAGATGCCGAACATGCAGCGGCGCACCGCGTCCCGCAGGGCATCCAGAACCCCAATTGCCGACTCCGCCTCGCCCACGGAGACCCCAACGATGCGACGTGTGGCCACATCCAGGACGGTGGTGATTTCCGGCCGGTAAGGCTTGCCCGTAATCGGGTTAATGACTTCGGCGTCAAACTTGTGCCCGTCTGCGGTGTACACATCGCCTGGGAACATGTTCTTGGTAGTGCGGCGTCTAAACGGCTGGAGTGATTTAAGTTCTTGAGGGCTCATGCGCCCAGCCTGTAGCGCTTCCGGCGACAGTTTCTTCAAGAAACGCTGAACCGCGTGAATGCTGGGCAGCTTGCCGGTGTAGTTGCGGGCAAACTCTGAATAGCTCGCTACAACACTCGGTTTCGTTGGGCGCTGGTAGCACCGGAGGAAGTCTTTAGCCCAGTCGGGCACGGTCAAATCTGGCCGTCTACGCAATGGGGCCAGCCCAACTTCGCCGCCCTCACGATAGGCCGCGATCCAACGCTTTAGGGTCCGCTCAGAGAGTGCCCGACCACCCGTTTTCTTGTGGTTCGCCAGCTCAACCCGCTCCATGAGATAGGGACTCAGAGCGCTGTCATGCGCCTGCTTAACCAGGATCTCAATCGCACGGCTCTGCGGGCCAACAGCGGTCATCCGCTCAATTTCACGAATGAAGCAAAGCCGCGCCACCATGACCTCCCGCTGCGCATCGGTCAGCCGGGCAGACGAACGGACTTCCGGTTGTTCGCTTTTAATGGCGACAGCCTGCTCAGTCGCCGCCACAACCGCTGGCATCGACTCGGAAACTGACTTTGCCATCAGCGCGGCTTGAGTTTCAGCCGGTAGACAGGCAAATGGATATTCAACCGCCTTGCTTGCAGCACGTTTCCGGCTTTCCCACTCAAGGCGCACTGCCAGCTTACGAATGCCCGGCACCGAGCCTGGAAGCCCCGAAAGTCCTGCAAGTTCTTGAGATGTATACCAGTTACGCATCGGTCTCTTTCCGCTGGGTTTTACTGTGACCAACCGGACCTTTTTCGGTATGCTTCGGGGATACCGTATTGGACTCCGCACGATTGGGACGCTGACGAATTGGCGAACCATCCGAGTTCCAGCGCTCGGGCCAAAGCTGAACCGGCTGGAGCCCGAGAGCCTTAGCGATTTCCCGCTCCACACTTGGATACGGACGCTTTTTGGCATTACGGATGGCGCGGTCACTGAGACCGTGGTCTCTCGCCAGCTCGGCAAGATTGGTTCCGCGAACACGGAGTTGGAATTTGATCCACTCCCAGCGGCGTTCTAAATCAAGCGGTATGTCGAAGGTTTCCATTACATAACCATCAGTCAGGGTGGTTTTTTTTGGCTTTCTAACGGCCGGTTCAGGACAATATATCCCGTATACGGGACAAGGTAAACCGAATGCGGGAGTTTTTATTCCCGTTTTCGGAACTGGCAACGATCGTATAGAGAAAAGGCACGTGGAATCAGTGACTTACACGGAAAAGAAACATCCACAGCTCGGCGAAAACGCAGTTTCTTTTCCGAATCCGGGAATAGAAACCCGAATAGCAACGGTGGCGGGCCTTTTCGAATCCCGAAAACAGGCTGCGGAAGCTGCTCAAGTCGGGCTGTCGTCACTTCATAGGTGGATTGCCGGTGAAGGCATGCCCGCATTTAACTCGCTGGCGCTTCTGGCGGCGGCTGTAGGCGTGTCTCTCGACTGGATTGCGTCCGGTCGCGGGGAGATGTATCCATCGGAGGGGAGCCCGGCTCCAGAAAGCGACGACCTCTCTTATGCCTATGTGCCCCTGTATGACGCTCGTATCAGCCAGGGGCATGGCGCCTGGAGCGACGGTGCACGCGTCCTGACGATGCTCGCCTTTACTAAGTACAGCCTTCACAAGAAAGGCTTGCAGGCGTCACAACTCGCCGCCGTGCGCGTTGACGGGGACTCCAACGAGCCTTTTCTTAAGGACGGCGACACGGTGATGGTGGATCTGTCCCGGAATCTGATCCAGGGAGAGGCGTTCTATGTGATCCGCCTGGACGACCTGCTCTACGCCAAGCGGTTGCAGCGCCAGCTAGACGGCGGCGTGTTGGTGATCAGCGCCAACACGGCCTATCCGTCTATCAATGTCCCGGCAGATCGCCTGGAGCGTTTGCAGGTGGTGGGACGGGTGGTCTGGTCAGGCGGCTGGATGATCTAAAGTCCAAGTGCCAAAAAGCCCGCTAAATGCGGGCTCTTTGTTGGTTTCGGTTGTTTTTCGACTTAGCGCCCCTTTTGGCACTGGTTAACCCTTCTTGGTCCGTTCAAAGCCCGTCTTTCCTGGCTTGCCCGTTTTCTTCCCTCTTCTTCCCACCAGTTTCCTTTAGTGCCATATCTCTCACCCCCTCACACCCCCCATCGGGTTCACTACAGATTGATGGGGCTGCTTCGCAGCCCAGCGCGGGGCAAGCCCGCTCACCACAGCAAGCCCGCCCGCTCCCACATTTTTGACCTTATTTCAAATCAGGCTATGTCGCGCAATTCCCTGCGCAGGATCTTGCCCACCGGCGTCATCGGCAACGACTCACGCAACACAATGTGCTTGGGCACCTTGTAGCCGGTGAAGTTGGCCTTGCAGTAGGTCTTCAGCTCTTCAAGGCTCACGCCCTGCGCACGGGCCACCACAAACAGCTTCACCGCCTCGCCGGTGCGCTCGTCGGGCACGCCGATCACCGCGCAACTGGCCACTGCCGGGTGCGCCATCACCACGTCTTCGATCTCGTTGGGGTACACGTTGAAGCCCGAGACGATGATCAGATCCTTCTTGCGGTCCACGATGCGCACAAAGCCGTCCGGGTCGATCACGGCGATATCGCCGGTCTTGAGCCAGCCT